TTGGATCTAATCATCTGGTGCGCCATGCTAGGCGTCGTTGGCTGGATCGTTTGGCGGTGGTTCTGATGAACACACTCACTGAATTGGAACGATTGCAGGCTGCGGCTGAGGCGGCATGGGCTGCGGCGTGGGCTGCGGCGCGGGTTGCGGAGGCGGCGGCGGACGCGGTGGCTGCGGATGCGGAGGCGGCGTGGTTCTCGGCGTGGGAAGCGGCGGATGCGGCGGATGCGGCGTGGGATGCGGCGCTGGATGCGGCGCGGGCTGCGCGGACTGATGCAAAAAAGGAGGAAAGCAAATGACCAAATGCGATATCAACGCTAAAACAGGTGGAGCACTACGTTGATTCACTATCACGGAGCCGACCTCAACCCCGCTTATGACATGGTCAAGATTTTCCCGGGTCGCCACGCAATCGTCAGTTACGCCTACCCAGAACCGATTGCCGTTGCCGCAGAGATTTGCCAGTCGGTCATATTAGATAACGGGGCATTCACCGCTTGGAAGAACGGCACCCGCCATGACTTTGATGGATATGCTGATTGGTGTCGGCATTGGCTACGTCATCCGTGCGTAGATTGGTGCATCATTCCAGACAAAATTGATGGCACGGAACAAGACAATGACTGGCTAATTGAAAAATGGACGTTGCCACGGGCAATGTCTGTTCCAGTTTGGCATCTGCATGAGTCTTTGGATCGTCTAAAGCGGCTCATGGAATTTCCCAGAATCGCTTTGGGTTCGTCAGGAGTGTATGCCGACCCCGGATCAAATGATTGGTGGCATCGGATATCTGAAGCCATGACGGTCTTATGCGATCAGGACGGGTTCCCGAAAGTCAAATTGCACGGACTGAGAATGCTCAACCCGGGCATTTTCAGCAAACTGCCATTGTCTAGTGCAGATAGCAGCATGGTCGCTAGAAATGTGGGCATGGATGGACGATGGAAAACAAATATTGTTCCAAAGTCAAAAATCATTCGAGCGGCTATCTTAATGGAAAGAATTGAGCGTCATGCAAGCGCGGCTTTCTGGAATCCAGATTCCATTGGCGCATATCAAAACATGGATTTATTTGGGTGACACTATGGAACTATGGATGAAACGGGGATTGAGGGGATTAGATGCGGCGTGGGCTGCGTGGGCTGCGGCAAAAAAGGAGGAAAGCAAATGACCAAGCAAACTGAATTAGAAGCCGAAAGGGTTAGATTTCGAGAACATCAGGAAGCGTGGCGTCTGAACAACCACGCGCAAGCCGCCGAGATTGAGCGGTTAAAGACAGAGATAGAGCAGCTTAATCTTCGCTTTCTTCTTCTTCGTCCTCATCATCAAAATCAAAAAACACATCCATAAACAACGCCGGGACTGTCTCATCATCGTCCGCGTCGGGGTCGCTGATCCAGTCAATGCCCCGTTCAGTGATGGAGCTGCTCCGCTGCCCAAGTCATGACAGCGCTGCCGACAATAGCGCCTAGCGAGGCGTAAATGGCAATTTTGGTCTCCAGTCGGGCAACGAGCACGCGCAGTTCGGCAATCGCCTCGCGACAATCTTGGTCGTTGTGGGCACTGGCCCTGCGGAGTTCTTTCATCTCGTTGTTCAATTGTTCAAATCCCACGATAACTAAATCTCGGAATCCGTTGGGTCCCTGGTTGATGTCCATTAATCCGCGCTCCTGAAGTCTGGCGGGCTTACTGACATCCCGGCCAAATAAGAAAAAGGGACTTCGTGAAGTACCGCGATGGGAATTAGCGCCATTTTGGTCGGCTTGAATCCGTTGTAACGTGTTCCGTCCGCATCCACAACCGTCACGATCCGCCCAAACTGTAAAGTGTGAACGTCGTCTTGTTTGCGCTTGTCGGCAATGTGGCGCGGGAACAGGTCGTGGTCTGTTTTGCCAATGACGTCGGCCCTTTTCAGACCGTGCGTGCGCTCGAATTCGCGGCTAATCATGACGTAAGCACCGCCGCGTTCCTCGCTGGAATAGTCTTTCAAAAACATAAGGCTAGGCGCAAGGTACAGAAATTGTTTGATGGCGTCGATATCACGGTCGTCTTTACGTTTCGTGAATTTCACCATCTGAATTGTTTCTTCAAAATCCCTGCTCACGCGGTGCCAGCCCTTTTGTCGAACGACCGCAGTGTCCCCATGCCCAGCATACCGAACAGCAGGGTCATCAACGTGCCGAGGTCGAGAGGTGGGAACGCTACTGGGTGGCCCATTAAGGCTGCCACCCAAGAGCCAATGGGATTGACCAAGAACTGGACGAACAATCCTGTGCCGCATATCCACCCCACAAAGGGCCTCCACCCTGATTTGAACAGCGAAGGCGACGCCGCCTCAACTGAATCTATACTGGTCTGGCCCAGTGCCAACTGCGTGTCCGCTTTGAGCTGCTCAAGCTGACCGTTCTGTTGCAATTGCAAAATAGCGAGCTGCGCCTGCGCCTTCTGCGCCGGGTCGGGGATCACTTTGTCGATGATGCCGACCGCCGCATTGATGACGGCCCCCCACGGCGTGCTGATGTCGATCATTTGTGATCCCTCCAGTTGTGCAGCTGAAAGTGCGCCAGTTCGTGGAATTTGCTGTCTGGTGCGCCAAACCACTCAAGATTGCGCTTCTGGCCTAGTTCGCCGACTTGCTGCCAAACCAGATCCTGACCGTTCCAGTCGCACTTACCGTTCACAACCGGCACGACATCGAGGGCCAGTCCGTAGTTGTGGGCGGATTCACCGGCTTTGGCGTAGGTGACAATTCGGCCAGGTAACGTCCTGCCCTGCGCGTACAACGCTGTCTGCTCCTCCAACGTGCGACTGGTGCAGGTGACAATCAGGTCGATCCCTGCATCCCGTGCGTCTGCCAGAAACTGCACTGCCAGCGGCCTGATCGCGTCGTGCAGTTGGGCAAGGTCGCGGCTCATGTGATCGCGACCGTGTGACTGCCGCTGGTGCTAAACAGATTAGTACCGGGCGTGGTGAGGAAAAATCTAAAAATGGTGTAACTGGGCTGGTACATCGCAAGCGTCGTCAGCGTGTTGGCCCCGATGGGAGTGCCGTCGATGGTCAGCGTATTGACCGCGCCGCTAGGCACAACGCCGGCCAGCACTACCAGATACTCCGACGCCGATGACGTACCAGTTGCCGAATCGCCCGAGTAAATGCCCACGAGATTAGAACCGCCGTAGGTCGGGAGCGTCGGCACGGAACTGCCGATCACGGAGTCTGGAGCAAAAATCGCCTGAAAAACGCCAGCGACGGAGGTCCAGCCCCACCACTGGAACGTCAGGAACCGCGCATCGGACGAGCCGACGCCGGTCGTGACCGACGCAATGACGCCGCCTCCGCCACTGCCAAACCGTTCTGACTGGTTAGCTGCCGCGAAACTCACGAAAATGCCTTAATCAATGTGGCGTACCAGAACCCGGTGCTGGCGCGGTAGGTGGCGATCAGCAGGTCTACCGAGCTAGCCGCCGTGCTCAGTACGCCTGCCGACCCGCTAGGCCACTTGAACCCGGTGGGCCAGTAACCCGTGATTAACCGCGAGCCGCTGCTGTCCTGCGTAATAAACCAGTTGATGGTCTGGCCGTCTTTCGGGTTGGTGATGGTCGGCGCCACGGTGACGTTGGCCGTGAACGTGGTGCTGAACACGTTGGACAGGCTGGCATCGACAGCCATTGCGGTAGCCGAAAACGTGACCGCAACCGGAGTAGTCGCCGCGCCGCCCGAAATCGTGACGTTGCCGATCGACGTGATTCTGGCGCTAGGCAGGGTGCCTGCCGTGATGTTGGACGCATTGGTGGTGTCGATGGTGGCTGATGCCGCCAGTCCGGTGACTTGCGAGGCAGGAACCGTAATCGCCGCGGGGTCGTTGGTCCCTTGCAGGTTGTCGAAGGTGCCACCGCTGATGACGTTGCTGCTTGCATCCGTCAGCACAATTTTGACGTACACGCCGGTACTGACCCAGATGGCGGTGGGTAGCCGTCCGTTGGACTGAACCACCACGGGGTTACTGTTGGCGACCGTGAGCGTCGAGCTGGTGTAGGTCACGACCGGGGTCGTGGTGCCTGCCGCGTAGGTGTAGATCTTGTACCCGCTGCCAACCACGCCTTGGTCGGTAAAAACTTGAAGGCAATTCGCAACAGGAATGAGGTATCCGGTGGCCATAGGTTACTCGTATTGAAATTCGGTGGCGTACCCGTGTTTCTGCAACTCGGGGATGTCTTTTTCGGTCTTTTCGTGGCAGTCATCACGGTACATCAGATCCGGGACATGGATGTCCTTGACCACCGCATACGCCCTCTCAGCGGCTTGTTTGACCGTCTTGCCTGTCCCAGTGACCACGGCCAGATAATCGCCACACGAGGCCCACATCTCTTTCTCGACGATCTTATCGCCTTCCATTTGGGGCAACTTCGCCATGCGGATGCTTTGCGGCGCGATGAACTTGCGGTTCTTGCTGGTGACGCCATAAAACGGAATGTCGAGCGTTTCGGCCTTGGTCGCATTGCTGTGGGGGTAGTCGGGCTGTGCAAGCACAACGCCAAACGCAATGGCGGTGGACACATCCATCGTGTCCTCACCGTTGCACGCGTCCAGCATCCACTGGACCGGATCCCCTTTGTGCGTCGCCAACATGATGTTGAACGCGGGCCAACCGGGGCGCATCGTGAACTCTAGCGGCCACGCTTTGCCCTTCTCGTCGATGATGCAATTGACGTCGATGTCGCCGAGGTGGCCCATCTCGATCAGGGATTCCTCAAGCGGGGCTAGCACTTCGTCGAACAGGTTGGAGTCGGTGCAGTACTTCATCACCGTACCCGACTCGCCGCAGTTGGGGCCAGCGTCGCCGGATAGCAGTTTTTTGCGTTCGAAATTCTCGTTAGGCAAGCCCACCCAGCCCTCAGTGCCGAGCCAGCGGCTTACCGCAAACTCTACGCCGGGGATAAACTCCTGCAACATACACGGGCCTTTCAGCGCCATGCCGAGCCGTTTCCAGCGTTGGATTCGGGCCACCATGTCGGCGGGGGTTTTGCCGACGTAACTGAGCGACTTGTCCTCCTCACTACCCAATGTCTTGAACACATGGCGGTCGGGCGATTTCATCTGATACGCCAGTGCCGCGTCGAGGGTGGGGAAAGTCTTAAAGGACGGACATTCGATGCCGTGATCCTCTAAGAATTTCATGCCCTTTTCGCGCTTGATCTCAAGGTCAGCCGATGCCTGGGACGGGCCAAAGAACTTCACCCCGGCCTTCTGAAATACGCCGATGCGGGGTAGGAACTGGTCGTTACCGGTCTGGAACACCAGATCGGCCCATTTCATCGAGGTGGCCCAGTTGTCTATGTGTTCAATGCCGGGGAAGCCTTTACCCGGTTCGACGTTGTTCTCTTTGCGCTTGAAATAACGGACTTTGTGGCCTGCAGCGACGCAACGTAGAACGAAGTCTAGGCCGCATCCGGCGTCCTCCATCTCGATGACCAAAACTTTCATTGACCAGACTCCGTTGCACTTGGTGGCAGCGATTCTAAGGTCTGGCCTTTCTTTCCTGCTTCAGTAATTTTGCGAGCGGCCCGAGATGCCAATGACGGTTGAGCCAACGTGGGCTTGATATTTTTGGCTTGATAACGCTTGCTTGTAATTGCCGCGCGCGCAAGTGGTCGACCTAGCATCCCGCCAATAATTATTCCCGCTTTACCGGGGTGCGCTATCATTTCCGCGCCGCCAACGAGCATATCAATACGTGAAAATTCGCCTTTGCCGCCTAGATCGTCAACCGTGCGATGCGCTCTCTTGTCCATCAAATACGCTTCAGCGATGTCTTTGAGACCGCCGTCTAATGGAACGCCGCGCTTTAATTGACGCGCCAACACAGCAGGAGAAATATTCCCGTTTGGCGTAAGCGCGTCTTCAACGCTGTAAATTTTTGCAAATTGTTTGCGCGCATCTCGAAATTGCTGAATTAAAGTTGGGTTTGTTTGTTCTAAATGGCGCTCAAGCTGATCTTCCATTGCCGTAGCAATTTTCTTTTGAGCAATTCCCAACTCAAACTTATCAGCATCGCCGCGCATATTGGCTGAAGCGCGTTCTCTGAGTTTTTTGACTTTGCTTAAAATTGATGATGAATCGGCATCCGCTCTAGAAAATTTACCAATTTCTTTTTCAATCGCGTCATTCACGTCGTCAGGAAAATCTAGAGCTTCTGTTTCTGTACGCTCTCGCACCTTTTCCATATCGGCTGTGAATTGATCTTCAAATTTCACACGACCAGTTTCTTTTGACGTGTTGCGAACCTGATCGTAAATAGCCCCAGCTTTTTGCTTTTGGGCTTCAATGGCCTCGTCGGTTAATGGTTGCCCCTCAGCCAAGCCAATGTCTTTAGCCGCTGTACGGTTATGCACAACAGAATTTCTGCGAGATACCGCGTATTCGGTCTGTAATTGACCGGCAAAACCTTCTGCTGCACGACCTCTGAAACCGCCTCCACCTTTCGTTGGCGTTTGAAAATATCCACCCCTTTTTAATCGTTCAATGCGAGTGTTTTCTGGCAAACGCTCCAAATTTTCCGCTGCTGCTTTTGCTTCTCCCGATGATGCGATGCGCTCTGCGACTTGAGTTACGCCGGGGATGCGGGCAACTGCGCCGGCTGCGGCTCGCCCCCCACCTCGAGCAACCGCGCCTATTGCGCCCCGCGCTTCGGGCGCAAGCATTATCATAGCGGCTTCTGGTGCTGCGCCTACGATAGTGCCTAATGTTGGGTAACCGGCTTCTGCCAGTCGAGTGCCAGGGGAACGGGCGGCTTCCACCATTGGCTGCACAAAGCCACCAATGGTTTGCATATTCTGTTTTGCAACTTGGGTCAGCGGCTGTGCGCCGTAGGATTGCACTTGCTCAATGCGCTTGTCCGCTGGCATACCGGGTTTGCCGCCAAGCGCCTCAGCGCCGACGTTATATGCCCCTTGAGCGATACCGGCCAGACCGGCAGGAATGGCTTGGACAGCTCCCTGCGCCATGCGGTAGCCGGTCTCGATGTCGCCCAAAGCCGTTGCAGGTACGCCGAGAACGCCTTCTTTGATTCTAGCCATGATCCCCGGCTTTTCAGCAGGCGCAGCAGGTTTAGAGCTAGAGATCGCCGCCATCATCTGATCTGGAGTTGCCTCATCAGGAAACTCGTGTAGCGTGCCGTCCTCTGCTTTGACTTGCTGGACCACTATTGCACCGGAACCAATTTGCCGTCTTTCATTTCCCAGCGTTTGGTTCCCCCCGCCGCC